TTTCTGCTGGAGTAAAGTAACTATTATTTTCAACAGTATTAGTTTCTGCTTGTAATTGTATATCCTTAGAGTTTGCTACTACTGTGTCTTGTGTTTCAACTTTTACTGCTTGTGTTTGTCCAACTTTGTTTAATCCTGCAATTTGCACGGTATCTTCAATAGTGTTTGTAATTGCTCCTGTTGCAATACTTGTTATCTCACTTTTAACACCTTGTTTTGTTAATTTTTTTGCATTCTCGTATGTGTTCTTTGCCTTAATTGCTGTACCAAGTAGTGCAAGTGGATTACCTGTAACGTTAGGATCCATTAAGTCACCAAACACATCTAGTCCTCCAGCAAGTACTCCTGTGTTACCAAACAACGATGCACTTCCTCCGCCTAGTATACTTAAAGGACTTGGTGTTGAATCATAATGTAATTGTGCAAATCCATCTGGATTATTTTTGCTAACTGTACCTTCAGCATATTTTATTCCTTCATATATCAAAGTCATTTGATTGTCTGCTGGTGAACTGCTACTTGAATTAAGTTGCGGACCTTGCCAACTACTAATGATAGGATTAATTAATGTATATTCAAAAAATCTGTGTCTACTTAATTGATAGATACTAATTTTATTAAAGAAATGACCAGCAGTGTAACTGTCATAACCAAAACTATAAGGTGCTTGACCTGCTCCTTGTTTTCCTCTACTGCCACCATCGCTTTTTGTTGCCGCGCCATTGTAAGCAGGCTGTCTCGACAGTTCATCTGGGTAGTTAGAATCAGCATAATAATTTTTAAAGTATTGTTGCCACATACCGCTTACCATGTTTACGTTATCATCATGGAAAGTAATATTAATTGGTGTATATTGTACTTGTGTTTGTACATTTGTTTTTTTACCGTATTGATTTTTTACTTCAGTGTTTACATTTACTCCAGGTACTTGACATGCTTTTACAAGCATTCCAACTTCAATGTTAGGTTCTGCTTTTGAAAATCCTATGCCTGCACCTGGTGATCTTGCCGCGGCTTTATTGATGTCAAAATAAACATGATATAAAAATTCAACTTTAGGTGCAAGACGCATGTAGTCATCAGTAAACAATCTAGCCGCATGTTGATAATCTCGCATATCTCCATCACTGCCAAAAATGCCGCCTACTACATTGCCTAAAAATTTGGTTACTTTGCTCATACTATTATTTAGTCGTAAAAAAAGGCCGAGATTTTTTACGTCCCGGCCTTATAAACAGATGACTACTAATTAGATATTAGCCTGTTGCTAAAGTTCTAATTGTTCTTCCGATAGCAGTTCCAATACCGTTTGGCTGACCAGCACCATTAGTTTGGATAGCGTTATCGTATTGCAGTGACATTGTGATGTCAACTGGATTTGAATCTGAGTATGTTAACTGATTGTAGTTGATGTCTTGTACAAAACAACCAACTAGTTCAAATGTTTCAAGTACACTTGGTGTGTTAGCACCGTTACCACCGTCTAAGATTTCAATTCTAGTTTTGAATTTGTAATCTACGCCGGAAGCCGCACTTGATTGTTCGAAGAAATCGAATTGTTTCTGTAACTGTTGACCTGCACTCTTACTCACAGCGTTGTTTACATCATCACGTATTGTGATTGTAATTGGTTGCCATGTGTGTTTACCAGCATAGTAAACTTTTGAGTTGTAAACGTCAATTGCAATTGATTCGAAGTTTACATTCGGTCTTGTTACATCAATTACTTGTTTTGTAAGTTCAATGTTAGGAGCACCAGCACCAAAATTTTCAAGGCTCACTCTAAAGCGATACTTGAGTTTTGGCATCAACAAGCCTTGTGAACTTGCAGATTGGTCACTCGCCAACGGAACTGTAAATTTGCTTAAACTTGAAATAGCCATCTAATTTGCTCCTTGTATAGTTTTATTTATCCCCATTATTGATTGCCCAAAGTTGCTATCTCGCCAGTGTTCTTTAAGCGTAATGGAATGTAAATAAATTCCACACTTTTTACTGGCTCAATTGCAACGTCTACATAAAGTTCGTTGCGATCAATTCTTGCTGGAGTGTTGTTTGTATCATCACATACAACTAGGAAGTCATATAATGCTCTTTGACCTACAAGTTCAAGTAATAAACTTTCAGTTGCTTGTTTGATTTCATCACGTGTAATCTTATCGTTTGGTTCAAACATAAACGGTTTAGCAAGTAAAGTCATTTGACGTCTTAGGTATGCAACTAATCTTGCAACATTAATTCTGTCCAATGAACTAGCATTTTTTGCTCTTGTGTGTTGACCAAAGTTTACTAATCCACTACCAGTAATAAATGTTAGTGGGTTAATTTTAACTCCTGCCATTGTTTCACGTACACCGTCATTTAGTGCTACTGCATTAAATTCGCCTTCGCTGTCAATGTATCCTACGCTTGATGCGTTGCTAATACCACCACGTCTTGTACCTGCTGGTGCAAACCATGGAAACGATACAGCATCACTTACTGCAATAGTACGTAGCATCATGTGACTTGGTGGAACAACAATGTTTTTACCTGTTACATCAGTTGTTAATCCTGATGGATAAAACGCCGCCATATACTCATCGTATGACACCATTCCATCTTCGCCATCAGTAGTTGCGCCTGCTGTGTTGTTACCCCAATTTTGTAACGAAGTTGCATTTGGTAATAATCTAAACGGAGTATCAGCAACAACAAATCCTGTTAAGCCTCTGTCTACGTTTAGTCCAATTAAGTTACTTGTAAGTTCTGGGTAACCAGGAGCACTTAACAATGTAAAGTTACGTGTTTCTTCATCACGTAGCAATTCATTACTATCAACTGCACTCTTTAGTCCAGCAATAATAGTTTGTCTTTGTGCATGTCTGCCAAATAATCCTGAACCGTCTTCTTTAGTTGTGTTCCAACCAATCCAACGTGCAGTTTTATAAGCCGCCATTGCTTCGTCACCAAAGCGTGTGTTTTTACCACTGTTTGCTGTGATATCAATTTGATTTGCTACAAATTTCTTAACATTGAAACCTGAACGTCTAGTGTTCCATAGTAGCATACCTCTTGGATATAAATCTGGATCTGGAGCATCTGGATCTACATAGTTAGAACTTAACAATGCTTCAATAGTTGCCGCAGTATCACCTGTAGCACCTGCTGATCCATAACGTGCATCTGCAAACACAATTCCATCTTCAGTAGTTTGATCAGTTACGTCAATTAATACCCATTCAGTTGCTGAATTATCCCAACGGTAAACTTTAGCACCGTAAGCATCTACGTCAGCAGTTGAAACCCAAATATCACCTTCAACTAGATCAGTACCATCTGACTGTCCGCCAGTTTTTTCTGGAGCAGTTGCTGATACAATAGGTCCTTTAGGATCAGTTGCACCTGCTAATGGTGTGTAATTTAAATAACCTACCCACTTGCTTCCATCATGCACCATAATATCAACTTCATCTAATGTTGTGTTGTACCATAGTGTACCGTCTGCTGGAGTTGCTGTTGGAGCATTATCACTTGCTTCGTATACAAGTGGTTTCCAGTTACTAATAATGTGTGAGTGATCATCATCTGCGCCTGCTGTGTAGTAGTTTGCAGTACCTGATTCAACACCTGCACTTGAACGTGCCCATGCTGTAAATCCTGCACTTGGTAAAATACTTGACGCATCTGTAATTTTAATTTCGCCGCCTAATGCATGGCTTATTGAAAGATAACCATTACTTACTGTTGCAGTAATGTGTTCAAAGCCTGCCGCACTAATTGCTGACGCAACACCTTCAACTGTTGCTGTTGATACAGTTACAGTTTTAGCAGTTTGATAAACGTTACTACCGCTATCTGTTTCTGCCATTGTAAATGAACCTGTACTTACAGTTGGGTTTGCACCTTGTTCAGTACCTGTTGCACTTGTTGGTGAACTTGTTACTCTTCTGTATAATTTAAAGTTAACTAACTTTTCAACACCTGTTGTACTATCTTGTGATCCGCCTCTACCTGAGTAGTTTGCAAGAGCAAATATTGTACCTGCGGAAATTAAAGTACCGCCTGTAGTGTCAATTGTGTTAACTGCTTCTTCTCTTGTATTGTAAACTGGTGTAGTCACTGTTGACCATACACCTAAACTATCGTTCCAAACTTGTACTTTAATGTTAGCACCTAAGTTTGGTGAAGTAGTTTTCATCCAAACACTTCCACTTGGTTTAATACCACTTCTAGAAGTTCCTGCTACTGTTACAGTATCTGTTGACTTCCATGTTGGAACGTTTGAGTGTTTTGAAATTTGTACTGCCATACCTGAATAGTATGTTGCAGTAATACCAACCTGTGTTTTTAGTGTACTTCCAGTTGCATCTTCAATTACAATAGCACCATC